TATCATGATGACGTTGCAAAAGAATACCAAAACATAATGAAATCACTGGATGTTGAAATATCAATTCCAAAATCATGTATATCTTCAAATATGCATGAGTTTGCAAAACGGATATTTATTTCAGGAAAAGAAATAACAGGAATCCAACTGAGAGGCTTTGTCGATGGATATAAACATTATCACCTGATTTATCAGATGATATATGATTTAGTTTATAATCGAGGATACATAACTGTTGATAACATTACGATACCAGAAATTGTGTATCTGCTTATGAGAATCACCAATATGAAAGAAAAACAATCTCTTAATATTAAATCAAGAGTAGTGCTTTTGCATGCATTTAATAAATTCTTACAAGGGGATGGTAATTCCCTTATAGAAAGAATTAAAGCCCTATATCCCTCTTATGAAGGCCAACTTCAGTTACCTGAAATTGAACTAAATAATTGGACATATATGGCACTTGATGAGACTTTAAGACAGATCAACGCTGAATATATCAAATTCGCTGAGAATATAATTAATAAACCAGAGAGTATTGAACAAGCAGCGATAGGACTGGCCTCATGGACCGATATTAATACTTCTCCTATTTACTATCTAACAAAACTTCCTGTTATAGAAGCTTTAAGAAATAATATCTTGGCTCAAAGTAGAGCGAGAAATCTCGACTCACTTAAGGAAATTACTAAAGCAATTGCTTTACCAACTTCAGATATTTTTGATAAGAGAAATAGTATCCGCCTGACTTCAACATATGCCAAATTAGCTAAGAAATTCTTAGTAAAATTTGAACATTATGTGATTTCAGGAAGACTAGCCCCAATGCCAGATCCAAACCTTGGAACACAAGTACTAGACCATATTAGTTCGACGATGAGAAATTATCAAATTGATAAATCCCATGGTCTATTCCCACCTTCACCTAAACCAAAAGCAGCACCGGTCCTTCCGGACCCGTACGCTAGTGGAGTGGCGATGTGGTAGAAACTAATACCTGTAGATACGATGGGCCGGAGCGAAAGCTCCCTCCCGGTATAACAAGTATTAATTAACACGGTTTAGCCGAGTTATCAGTTTGGATTTATCCGACTGATGGGATGGCTAGACATCTTTCTTCTTAA